CGGTCCTCAACGGCCAGGTAATGCCGGGCTACGTCCCGCTGCCCCTGCCCTACTACCAGGGGCTCACGTTCATGATCCACGGCCGGTCCAAGGCGGGGAAGTCCTGCCTGGCCGACTCCGGGCCTATCCCCCGGCTGATGATGGACGTGGAGGGCCAGGGGCTCTGGACGCCCAGCCGCAAGATCGAGTGGAACCCGCTACAGCAGAGTGTGCCCGCCTGGGACGGCTCGTGGGAGACGTGCCGGGTGATCTGCCGGGAGGCGCGGGTCATCCACGCGGCAAAGAAAGTCCTGGACAGCGGCAACCACCCGTTCAACAGCGCCAGCGTGGACTCCGTGTCGGAGATGCAGCAGCGCTACATTGACGAACTCAAGGGCACCCGGCCGATGGAGATCCAGGATTGGGGCTATGTGCTGCGGCACGTCACCAGCCTTACCCGGTCCTGGCGGGACCTGATCGTCCACCCGGTCAAGCCGCTGTGGTCGGTCAGCTTCGTCGCCGGGACGCACTGGAATGACAAGATCAAGAAATGGGCACCGCTGGTCCAGGGCTCATCTCAGGACTTCCTGCCCTACTACGTTGACGTGCTGGGCTACCTGGACATCTCCCAGGACAACGTGAGCCGCTACCTGACGATCGGCCCCAACCCCTGGTGGGAGACGGGCGAGCGGCTGGGTGGGCGGCTCCCGTTCCAGATGCAGATCGGATACCAGCCATGGAACCTGCCCGGGTACTCCGTGGAAGCCATGCTGACCCAAGTGCTAGGAGGCTAAATCATGGGACAGCCGTATAACCCGCAGCAGGCTCCGCCTGGCTACGGCCAGCAGCAGCAGCAGTATCAGCAGCCGCCCCCCGGCTACGGCCAGCAGCAGCAGCAGCCGCCCCCGCAGCAGTACCAGCAGGGTCCGCCGCCTGGCTACGGCCAGGGCTACGGCCAGGCCCAGCAGACCTACCAGCCGCAGGGCGCGGGGGTGGGTAGCTCGGCGGGCTACGACTTCCGGGCGCTGTACGGCGAGGCCGACCACACCGCCGGTCAGCTTTACGACGGCGGCACCTATGACGCGGTGATCGAGGCCAACGACTTCGGCCGCACCCGGGGCAAGGACAAGGACTGCTGGGTGATCAAGACGCGGCTGTACGGCCCGCAGGGTCCGCGTGGCATCCTGACGGGGCAGATCACCATCTCGCCCAACAAGAACGACGGCACCCGCAACACGGGCGGCATGGGCGGCATGTTCCGCGAACTGCACGCCATCGGCACCCCGGTCGGCCCGCCCCACGGCCCGCCCGGCGAGCAGCCCTGGTGGGACCTGGGCTGGGATGAGCACCGGGTGGCCCAGAACTCGATCGGCCGCCCCGTCCAGGTGGAGGTCAGCGTCAGCGAGTGGCCGGAGGGCTCGGGGCAGAAGCGCAACCGGATCGAGCGGTTCCTGCCCGCCCGCCCCGGCTTCGTGCCGCAGCAGAGCGGCCAGAGCCAGCCCGGCTACGTGCCGGGTCCGGCCATGGGCATGACGCCCGGCGGGCCGTACCAGGGTCCTCCACAGGGTCCTCCACAGCCTGTGCAGGGCCAGTACGCCGCCGCTCCGCCGCAGCAGTACGCCGCGCCGCAGCAGCCCGCCGCTGGCCCTCCACAGCAGGCTCAGGGTCCGCCCGCCAGCCCGCCGTGGCAGCCGGGGCAGCAGTTCCAGCAGCCGCCCGGCCAGCAGCAGCAGCAGCAGGCCCCGGCCTATGACCCGGCGCTGCCGCCGCACGCTCAGCCTGCCACCGCAGGACAGCCCGGCACGGGCCAGTTCACCCCGCAGGGACAGGCCATGCAGCCGGGGGTGCACGATCAGCACACCCAGCAGATGGCCCAGCAGATGGGGCCGAACGGCCAGCCGCAGTACAGCTACGGCAGCCCGCCGCAGACCACCACCCAGCCGGTCCCGCCCGGCTACCAGCCGCCTGGTGGCGCACCCCCGCAGGACCAGGGCCAGCAGCAGCAGCCGGGCGTGCCGCAGCAGCCCTGGCAGCAGTAGATGACCTGGAAGCACAAGCGGCACATGCCGTGGCACCCGCGTCATTGCGAGTGGGCTTCCTTAGCGTGGCCCCGGAGGCGGCTCATGGCTTGCCGGTCTGTGCCGTTCAGATGACTCCGGGGCCACCCCGCGTGCCCCGGCCCGCCGGTCAGGAGAATACGGCTTCCGCGCTGGTGGGCCGGGGCACTCCCATGTGGGAATAGAGTGTAAACATACGGTGTTGGACCGGGCGTAGGACAAAGTGTCCGAACCAAGGGAGAAGATCACTCACATGAGTGCAGTACAGCTAGCAGCGCGGAACGCGACAGCGGAGGATCTGGTCAAGATCCTCAACGACCAGAAGGCCCACAAGCTGGATGTGGTGGTGCCCGCGCTCAACATGCGAGCCCAGGATGGCGTGATCGCCGTCAAGGGCGCAGAGATCTCACCGGACGGTGTGACCAGCCTCAACGGCTCATACCGGCCCACGGAGATCTTCGATGAGGGTCTGTCCGCCAAGCTGGGCATCCCCCGTCAGTACCTCCGCAAGATGCGCGAAGAGCGCACCGACCTCTACGACAAGAACGTCAACGGCTGGCTCCGTGGCCAGGTGGACCCGGCGACGGGTGCGACCATCCACGCGGCCGACGAGCGCTCGTTCCTGCTCCGCCTCTTCCGGGGCGACAACGGGGATGAGGGCGTGGCCAGGGCGTTCCTGTCCGACCGCTACGGCATCACGATGGACAACCTGGACATCCTGACCGCCGTGATGAAGGGCATCCGGGATGCCGGGCAGCAGCCTCTCGTGCGGGTCACAGACCTGAGCGAGCGGGCGATGCGGGTCCGGTTTGAGTTCCCCGATGTCAACGCCCTGGCCCCGGGCCTGCTGAACGGGTACAAGTCCCCGTTCGGTGAGGGTGGCGTCAAGCGGGCGGGCGGGTTCGATGAACTGCGCCAGCAGTACGGGGCGCACCACATCTTCAGCGATGACACCGCGCCGATCGCGTTCATGGGTTTCGACCTGCGCAACTCAGAGACGGGCGGCGGGGCTTACTCACTGAGCCCGGTCGTGGAGATGGTCAAGTGCACCAACGGCTGGACGATCACCAGGGAAGGTATCCGCAAGGTCCACCTCGGTGCCCGGCTGGAACAGGGGCACGTGCGGGCCAGCGCCCAGACCGCCCGCAAGGCGGGCGAACTGGTGGCCAGCGAGACTCAGGACGCCGTGAGCCAGTGGCTCACCACCGGCTACCTGGAAGAGTTGATCGCGGGCCTGGAAGCCAAGGCGTCCAAGCCGATCACCTCCGCCTCGGAGACGGTCCCGGCCATCGTGCAGGGGCTCGGCTTTTCCGAGGATGAGGCCAAGGGCGTGCTGGACATGTTCATCCTGAGCGGCCAGCCCACCGCTGGCGGGCTCGCCCAGGCGGTCAGCGCCTTCGCCCAGACGGTCGAGGACGTGGATCGCGCCTACGAGATCGAACTGGCGACGGTGCCCGCGCTGGACGCGGCAGCCGCAGCCTGACAATAGCGAGGGGGCCGGGCTCCGGCCCGGCCCTTCGCATACAAGGGAGAAGATCAACTGTGAAGTACGAAGTGAAGTGGAACAGCTACGGCAGCAACGCCGTGGCCTACATCGACGGCCCTGGCGTGGAAGCGCTGCGGCTGGACCTGGGTGACAACATCGACACCGAGTCCATCGCTGAGGCGCTGGACGCCGCGTACACCGCTGGCCGCGAGGCCGAGCGCGGCGACGTGGCCCACTGGGCTCAGCAGGAGCTAACCCTGCTACAGCGCGATGGCGGCGGTGACCCGGCTCTGCGCAACCTCAGCCAGGAGCACGCCGTCCAGATCGTCATCAACCGGGCGACCGGCAAGGGCGACGGCTGGCGGCACGTCCTGGACGATGAGCCAGAGGTGAAGATGCCGGAGGTGCCCACCAGGTACGCCCGGGTGGGCAGGAGCCGCAGCGGCCGTCCTGACGCCAGCGAGGTGGCCGCCTACCTGCCCGGCAACTACCGGGTGGTCCATGCGGACAGCGACAGCATCATGATCGCTGGCGTGGACAACTCAGGCTGGACGCTGGACGGCTACGTGATCCCGCGCCTGGGCTCGGGGCTCATCACCGCCGAAGAGTGGACCGCCGACCGCATGGAGGCGTTCCTGGCGACGGCGGGCCGGAGCGAGGCTGACAAGATCGCGGAGATCGCGGCCGAGCGGGATGACGGGCGGTTCTGATGGCGGTCCTGACCAGCACAGAGCTACGGGTCCTCAAGACGATCAAGTCGGCCGGGGGCAACCCGCCCACCATCGGCTGGCTGGTCCACCAGATGAACCACGTCTACGGCGAGGTGATCACCAGCGCCAAGATGCGCGGCATCATCACCAGGCTGGTCCACGGCGGCTATATCCGCCGCACCGGCACCGAGAAGATGCGCTGGTACCGGCTGAGCCGGTACGGCGAGGGCTACGTCAGCGATGAGGTGGTGGAGTGATGAGGCAGATGTTCCGCTATGAAGTCCCGCTGGATGACCGCACCTGCCAGATAGACATCAGCCGGGGGGCGCAGATTGTGCCCGCCGCCGAGATCATCGGGACCGGCAGCGAGGCAGTCCGGCTCTCATTCTGGGCCGAGCACGATGACGCCAGGGCCACCGATGCCCGGCTGTTCCAGGTGTTCGGCACCGGGCACAAGATCCCACCGGGTGCCACCTGGCGGGCGACCGCACCACGGGTGCGCGGCCTGGTGTTCCACCTGTATGAGGTGCTGGAATGAACCTCGGCGGCTACGGGGGCACGGCGCGGGAACTGAACCGCCGGTTCGCTGGCCGCCGGATCTCCCGCCAGCAGGTCCGGGCCTGGGCGCTGCGGGGCACGCACAACCAGGCGGGCCAGCCGTTCCCGGCCCCGGTCTATGAGCAGCACACCTACGACCTGGACGCGGTGGCGGGCTGGTACGCGGCGGGAGTGCCGCTCCGCCAGCTTGGCACCGGGTGGTACGTCCCGGAGGCGAGGGCCACACCTCTGACGGTGTGGTAGAATGTTTACGTGGAATATCA